ACCAAATCAAACTTTGACTTCTTTCAATATAATGGACAAGTAAATGCAAAGGAAGAGACGTATCAACAGAGGAATGACTTCTGGTTCTTCGAGACTATCGCTAGGAGACATACGAAGGAGGAGATACAGGAAATCCTACTTGCATCCTTCATTATATCGAAAGACTCATCAAAAGTATGGATTGGCGATATCAAACAGTCTGGTAAAGATCGCTGGGTGGTATGGAAGAAACTACAACAGAGTCTCGCCTACTCTGTTGAGCAAGATTTTGACTCAATATCTGAACATCTGGATGCCACGGGGCATTCCTTTAATGATCTTTTTAAAACGATGGGAGGACATCCTACCCTCCTCAAACTCTTCATCAAACGACAACTTAATCTAGAGACTCTTATCGTTATGGATATTGTTCTTGGTTATACTAAAACCTGGGACAAGGAACTAAGAGATCCTCTATGGGAATCTCTTTCTCTTAAGATAAAAAAATACAAACCCTTTCTTTCCATTGATAGAAATAAATACCAAAGGATACTACGAAGCAAGTTCTGTGGATGATTTAATTGAACAGTGGTATAACACTAAGAAGAAAACATACCATAGAACTTGGGAGTTAAAACAAGGCGGATGGTGCTGGTGTTTGTTCTTTACAGATGATGCTATCACTGGTGTGTATCACACAGGTGTAGAAGACTCCGAAACTCTGTGTGAGAAAGAAATTAAATGGTCCATTGGCGGTGAATTGAAAAGAAGAAACCTGTTATAATAATTCCATCGGACCATTGCCGAAGTCCGTATAAACTCTTGCACGTCAAATCCAATCAATCCTAGACAAATATGTCATTTAGTTCAATGAAAACCGCTGGCAAGTCTGCCTTCGGTAAGCTCCAGAAGCAACTGGAGCAAACAACAAAGGTCGGAACCGTCGATGAACGGTTCTGGAAACTGAGCACAGATAAGGCTGGTAATGGTTTTGCCATCATCCGTTTCCTTCCAGCTACAGATGGCGAAGATATGCCATTCGTGAAGCTCTACTCCCACGCCTTCCAAGGTCCTGGTGGTTGGTACATCGAGAACTCTCTCACCACTATTGGTAAGAAAGATCCTCTCGGCGAATACAACCGTGAGCTCTGGAACTCAGGTGATGAGTCTCTTAAAGAACAGGTTCGTAAACAAAAACGTAAGCTCTCTTACTACTCCAACATCTATGTGGTGAAGGATCCTGGTAATCCAGACAACGAAGGTAAGATCTTCCTCTTCCGTTATGGTAAGAAGATTCACGACAAGATCATGGACGTCGTCAATGGCGATGAACTGGAAGGACGTGAAGGTATCAACCCCTTTGACTTCTGGACAGGTGCAAACTTCAAGCTTCGTGCTAAGAAGGTTGCTGGTTATCCCAACTACGACTCTTCTGAGTTCCAGGATCCTGGTACTCTAGAGGATCACGATGATGCTCAACTAGAGTCTATCTGGACGCGTCAGCATAAGCTCCAAGATCTCGTTGGTGAGGACATGTTCAAGTCCTACGAGGCTCTTCAGGAACGTCTCAATTCAGTCCTAAACCTGAAAGGCGGACATACAACAGAGAAAGTTACTGAGACTCTTGCTTCGAAGCCTGACTTCTCTAAGGTAGAGAACATGAATATGAAGCCCACTCCAGTTGCTGTTGCAGCAAACGAAACCATCTCCAAAGAGGATCAACCCTCTGAAGATGACGAAGATGTGATGGACTACTTTAAGAAGCTCGCTGAGTCTTGATTAGTAGGCAGATTGGTTTCTGATAATATCAGTGAACACTCTGTCTTTATCAAGTTGATTTGATTTAACATCAAAATCAGAATTGCTCTTATAACTTATGGAAGCATCTAAATTTCTTCCATAAGATCTTACTTCATTAAGATATTGATAAACATATTTCTTTTGAAGTATAAATATCTGGGACTTAACATCGTTAAGTCTTGTTTCATACCTATAATTATCAATAGCCCTAGGTAACGAAGTCAGGTATACTGAAGAACCTGGAGTTGTAGGATAAGTAAATTTAAAACTACTAGCCACCGTCAAGCCACCCTGTAACAGGAGGTTTGGCGGTGTTGCTTTGTCAAATGTTTCTACAGTTTCATAATGATGTACGTCACCAGTACCAGAAGCACCATACTTCTTATCGATAAACTCTTCTAACTCAAACTGAGACAGAGGCCATTGATTATAATAGTCAGTGATGTCATTCAGTTGCAAAAGGATCCAGTAGAACTGTTCGTCCCCATAGAATCTATAAGAAACCTGGTCAGGTCTCTCTCCGTTCCTAATAGTGTACTTCTCATACAGAGTATCTTCTCTGTAAATATCATCCCTTACTGTAAGGAGATGGAAGTAATCTTTAATTTCTAAGTAATCAATCTTACCATTACGATCAATGTTCTGAGCGTATTGAATATTTGGAAAGTAAGAAAAGTATTTTGGTGTAGACATTAGTAACCTTGGCCTCCAACTCGTTCGTGATCTTGACGTACAATAATATCAACCTCTTGAAACGACAACTGAATAGAAGTTGTAATAGGAACACCACCAGGGTGAGCCACATGCATTTCAGTTTGTTGGTTTGCTATAACTGATACAGAACTCAATGCTGCTTTCTTGAATTGATTCATGTTCTTATTATCTTGTGTTCCTGTCTTGTATTGAATCTGCCACACATAGGGAATTTCAAACATACCATTCTCCAAATCTAAAGGAGCAGCCCATTTCTTAAAGTTTAAAATGATTCTATTAATCATCTGTGCTTCTGTTGGATTCTTTGGTGTCATATCAAAGTTAAAAGCAAATGATCTCATCTGCGGTGCACTATAAAGAAGCTCTACATTTGGGTTGTAAACATTACCAGAACCTAATGCCAACATCTGATTAGGTGTGGTTCCAAGAAATCCATTGAGGGCCCTCATTCCGAATTGGCCGCCAGCTGCTTTAGCATTCTTCAAAGCAGAGCTTCCACCAGACTTCAAGTTATCTGTGAACCTTTGTCCGATAGCTGAAATACTAGCGCCGGATCCGAATGAGGATGCAGCTTCTCCAATCAAAGCAGATGCATCCTTTTGTAACTGTCCCAAAGGTCCAGTAAAAGTCATCTCGCTCCATGCGTTTGCGTTGGCAACGCTTGGAGTGCTGTTTGGCATGTAAAGAATAACACTTTGTGCGTTAGCGGAAGCTGGTGCACCTGCTGCACCAGTACCTGTACTTGTATTATTGGTTCTGTATGGTTCTGGACTGAAGGACACATAGTCCATGTCAGTTCCACCAGATTCCATTGGATATTGGAGCATCATATCTTATTAGGCCACGCTTCGATACACATATTATTTATTAGAAGAATACAGAAAGTTCATTTGAATCTTGGAAGGTATAAGTTTCATATGTAAAATCAACCTGGAACTCTACCTTGCCATCATATGCCTCTGAGCTCAATCCAATATCTCCAATACTAACTGGATATGCTTTATTAAAATCAATCTGAAATGGTTGATAGTATCTTTGATCTCCGTTCTGTTCTAACTTCTTCAATGTAATTGTCTTCGCAAAGGTGTCAAAGTAATTAACTCTCTGACTTTGTCCAGAGCTCTGGGTTTGTCCAAATAAATTTCGTTGATTAGGATTTGCATTTTGAGCAATGGTGTCAAACCATCTTCTTAACTCTTTATAAACAATATAATCTCTATCAGAAATTACCGTAATACTAAAAGGTTTAGAATACTCAACAAAGGTAGGTTGTTCTCTCACGACACCTAGTGACTCATGGCCGTTAGCAGTAATAGTATTAACAGCAATTTGAGGAACACTTGCTTCCTTACACAAAAATTCTAGTTGCCTGTTTGCACCAAAACTGACAGGCATAATAACCTGGAACAGAGTGGGTCTTGAAATACCATTTGATAATAATGACTGGACGGCTTGATAACTCATTTATAAATATCTATGATCTTAGTTATTTATCTGTGTCTTCCACACTTAAAGGAAAATTCAGACCTCGTCATCCAGAGAAGTACAAAGGAGATGCTGGTAACATCATCTACCGTAGTTCATGGGAGAAAGTATTCTGCGAATATTGCGACAGAAACGAAGACATTATCTGTTGGCAAAGTGAAGAGAAAAGAATAAGATACTATGATCCTGTTATGAAGAAAACAAGAACATATTATCCTGATTTTTATATCAAATACAAAAGAAGAGATGGTATTATAGTAGAAGAAATCATTGAAGTTAAACCAAACAGACAAGTTATAGGACCACCACAGAATCCTAAGCGCAGATCTAAAGCCTGGATCAATGAAGTTTATACCTACGCCACCAATAAAGCGAAGTGGAAAGCTGCTGCAGAATGGTGTGAAGATAGGGGTATGAATTTCAGATTAATTACAGAAAAAGACTTGAAGTTATAATTCATTTCTGGCAGTCAACTAAATAATTATATCTAATATAGTATGATTCGTAATGGCACTGCCCAAGCATATCAGACCAGAATATTCTACCACTATTCCATCAACAGGAAAACGCATTAAGTATCAACCATTCTCAGTGAAAGAGGAGAAGGTGTTGGTACTTGCAGCTGAATCACAAGACACAGATGAGATTACTAATGCCATTGAGAACGTTCTCAAGAGTTGTGTAAGTTCTCCTACTGACTTCAAGGTAAGTGATCTTGCTCTCTTTGATATTGAGTACCTGTTTCTCAAAGCAAGATCCAAATCTGCCGGAGAAAAGATTCCCATCAGGTTAACAGATCCCAGTGATTCAACTTTCTCCGTAGATCACGAAATTAACATTGATAAGATTGGTATTCTTAAGGATGAGAATCACACTAACTTGATTTATCTAGAAGATGATGTAGCAATCAAGATGAAGTATCCTGATATCAGTTTCTTCAATGAAGGTATCTCTACTGAGAATATCACATCAACTGTTAGTTTGATTGCAAGATTGGTTGAACAGATTGTAATTGGAGAAGAAGTTTATAACAGTGAGGATATGACAGAGAATGAAGTTGTTGAATGGTTAGAAGGTTTAACCACAGAGAAGTTTAAGAAAGTTACTACCTTCTTTGAAACAATGCCTAAACTGAGTCATACTATTACGGTTCGTAATACAAATACAGATAAGGACTTCACGATTGTACTGGAGGGACTGGCAGATTTTTTCTAATGGCGATGATGCATAACAACCTCATCGCTTATTATGAAAAACTATTTGCTTTCAAACAATATCANAACTGGTCTATTCAGGAGATAGAAGATTTGATTCCTTGGGAACTGGATGTTATGAGTTCGTTCCTTAACAACTACTTGGAACTTCAAGAAATGCAGCGCAAACAAGCTGCTGCAAATAGGTGATAAATACAAATAAAAAGATATGGAGAAGTTTCTCGCAGATCTAGCAGGATCATCTGAAAAGAATAATAAAGAAATGAAGGAGCAGACTAATCTCCTGCAGCAAATTTATAATGTCCAGAAGGAACAACTCAAGGTAGAAGAAGATACAAGAAAGGAACAACAACAAGCAAATAAGAGAAAGAAATCTGATAGAGGCCCTCTAGAATTCCTAAAGAAAGAAGAAGATAATGCAAAGAAAAAGAAAGGCGGCCTGTTTGGTGGGATCTTTGATACGATTAAGAAACTTATAATGGGTCTGGGTGCTAAAGGCATCCTTGCGGCTCTAGGTCTCACTGCTCTTGGTGGAGCTATCACTGCTCTCTTCACAAACAAAGAGTTACGTGATGGAATTGCTAATGCATTGTTCGGAAAGGATGGATTGTTTGGTAAGAAGAATAGAGATGCTTTTGGGCAAGGATTTGCTGACTTCTTTACAAAAGATGCACCTTGGAAGGTATCAATCCGTGAAGGATTTGTAGATTTCTTTGTGAAGGATGCTCCATGGAAGGTATCAATCCGTGAAGGATTTATGAATCTTATAAAATCAATAAGAGATTTTACAATTAATCTTTTAGGAAAAGGAGGAGATTCACTTAAAAACTTTGGAAGTAAACTGTTATTTGATACAAAAACAACTCCTAAATTAGAAAGTGCACAAGCTGACGAACGTGATGCCCTTACAACACTGAATGATACATTAAGTCCTGGGTCAGAAGCATCACAAGAAGAAAAAGATAATGCTAAAACAAATCTAAACTTAGCTCAGAAAATAGAAGACTTAACCTTCGCTATTGAACAAAGCAAAGCCTCCATTAAAAGGAATCAGGAACTGGCAAATAATGCATTCATCATGGATATTGATGGACGTAAAGAAGATAAAGGATTAAAACAAGCAGCTGAATCTTCTATCGAGTTTGAAAGAAATAAGATCAAGGGTCTAGAAAATCAAATTAAAAACCTGAAACAACAAAAGGCAGCTGTAGGTTTACAAACAGGTGGTTTCGTTGGCACGGTTCCTAACCAAGGAGGCAACGGAGATAGNTTTGGANCAATGCTNTCTCCTGGTTCTGTTGTATTGAATCAATCTGCNTCTGCATTCATGCAATCAGGAGGAATGATTCCTGCTATGTTGGAGCAAGGAGAGAAAGTTTATGGTCCTAATGATCCAAATGCAGGTTTTGCACTGGCAATGAACTCTATGATTCCTCGGTTCCAGGAAGGAGGAATGGCAGGGGCAGGGTTCCTTGGAGAATTCAAATCAGGCTTTGGTGCTATCTTTAATCCAATTATTGATTTATTGAAATCATTATTTGGAGGAATGGGATCGGCACTTGGCAGCGGAAGTGGCGGAATGGGGATCCTTGGAGGCATTGGAGGATTCACCGGTTCCCCAAACCTAAGCACAGGAACACCATCATCACCAGGTGGAGCATTTGGAGAATCATCTCTTATTGCCGCACTGGATAGAGCCGGTTATAATAACAAGAAAGAAAGAGCCATGTTCCTTGCTCAAATGTCACACGAATCTGGAGGTTTCCAATTCGACGAGGAGATAGCATCAGGAGCCGATTACGAAGGAAGAACAGATCTCGGAAATGTGAATCCAGGTGATGGCAAAAGGTACAAAGGAAGGGGATATATTCAGCTAACCGGGCGTGCAAATTATAAAAGATACGGCAATATAGTTGGACAAGACTTAGTAAACAATCCCGAGTTAGCAAAGGATCCTAACATCGCTGCTGATGTAGCATTGGCATACTGGAAAGACAGAGTTGATAGAGGAGCAGCTCAAAGAGGAGATGTGAACCAGGTCACTTATGATATCAACGGTGGATACAACGGTCTTGCAGATCGAGAACAACGATACAGTCAATATGTGGCAAGAGGATTACAAACAGGAGGGATCGCTCAAGTAAAAGGACACACCAGTAACGCAATGGCACAGAAATCTCAGGATGCATTCCTTGAGAAGATGGCGGCAACAATGTCACCAGTCATCGTTCCCATTCCTATGGGAGGCGGAGGAGGAGATAGGACACAGGTTGTGAAGCAACCAGGAACACAAACAGAGTTCCCATCACTGCCTTCTGAAGATAGTTCTATCGTTGCTATGGAATACAAATATAGAATCACCATGGGAGCATCAGTGTAATGAGTTTCACAGATCCAACTCAGTTTGAAAATAATAAAATCACCATTGACGGAGAAGACATAAGAGGATTGATGCTCTCTATCTCAATCTTTGAAGACATCTATCGTCCTGCAATAACTGGTAACATTGTTATTGTTGATTCTGATGGTGCTGGATTTATTGAAGANAATCAAATTGAATTTATTGAACCTATTCAATTCTCCTTCAAGTCAGCATCAGGAGAAACTCTAGAGTTTGAAGGNNTATTNAATGGTTTAAGAAACGAAGTTATTGATGGAGCAAGAAAGTTCTACACTGTAGATTTTACCTCCAAGGCAGTGAGAAAGAATGAGCAAACTTTTGTTGTAAACTCTTATAAGGAAACCAACCCAGAAGAGATTGTAAAGGAGATGGTAACAAAGTTGGATGGAACTTTGGAAACCACTGCAAGAGGCAAGCAGATGAACTACCTGGGTTCCAGAAGGAGACCAGTGGATGTTATCAAATATGTTTTGACTCATGGATTGACACAAGAAACAGAAGCAACTCTTAAAGAAGACTCTAAGGAAGAAGAAGCAAAAGGATCTACTGGTTTCTTGTGTTGGGAAACACTGAAAGGATTTAAGTTTGAGTCTATTGCTGATGTGAANTCTGGCAAGTCTGGTACAGAACATACTGATTTCAAAACCAATCTAGCAAACAGAAGTTTATCAATGGAAGAGGCAACANANTCTATTGTTGATGTGGAGTTCAAACAGATTGGAGACTTTCAAACTAAGTTNCGTTCAGGTGCCTTCGGTGCAAAGAACATCTCTTTTGATATGGATACAGGAGAGTATAAAGAATATACATTCTACAACGATAAGAACATGACTCAGAAACAAAAGGAAGCATTTCCACAAGGTTCTATCTCTCGTTACTTCTGTAAACCAATTGGCAATCAGAAGTTTGATAACACATGTACGAAAGCACAAGCACTCACAGGAGATCAGTCTCGTGCCTATCTAAATCAGAATGCAGGACAACAAAATACATTCAGTGATCAATCAGGACAGATGACTTTGTATCCTCAATTTCAATTCAGAGCAGGAGATGTTATTGATTGTGAAATCTCTAAGGTAAAAGACGAGAAAGCAGAAGGAGGTATCGATAAGAAGCACTCTGGTAAATACATTATGCAATCAGTTGCTCATCACTTCTTCAACGACGGAAGAGCATACACCAAGGTTAAGACTATCCGTTCAACCACTCAACAAGATCAAATCAGTTCCGCGAAATCATGACAGAACCATTAGCAGCAGGAAGACCTGATTTCTTCGGTAAGGATAGTTACACTCCTTTCATCGGACAGGTTGAAGACGTCAACGATCCTTTGATGTCAGGACGGGTTAAAGTAAGATGTGTTGGTTGGCACCCTAAAGATAGATCCGGCGGGTCTGGTGGTGACTCCTTATCCACTGACGACCTCCCATGGGCACGAGTAGGTATGCCTGTTACTCATGCACAACAATCTCGTATTGGAGGCAAGCACGGTCTCTTGCCTGGTTGTTGGGTGATGGGTTTCTTCATGGATGGAGAAGAAGCACAAGATCCATTCGTGATGTGTACCTTTAACCAAACAGCAAAAACATCAGATAAAGATAACAGAAAAGATGAAGCAGGCACGGATGGCAAAATACCCGGAGGCACTGAAGGTTTCACTAAGGAATTAGTAGGTTCTTCTGTTGGACCGAACATTAGTATAAGAACCACCGAAGAGCAAGGACAAAAAAGCACTAGTTCCTCTTTCGATCCTGCAGGAGATACTATTACAATTGATGCAGATAATCCTTGCGGCGAAGATACCAAATCAGCTTCTACTGTAAGAAGAACAGAAGAGAAACTATCTAATGAAGGCACAGATAGTAACCCAGAAGCACAGAACTATAAGACAGGAATGGCTGATGGTTTATGTGGAAGGGTTCAACACGGACAGGAAGACATTCAGAGAGCAATACAAGAGAACATGCCTTCT